AGAATGCTACACCGAAGGAAATATCAACATCTACGGAAACACAGTATTCTTTGGTGTATGAAGATATTAACAAAGATGCAAATTCTATATGGGTGGTTACCGACGAAACAGTACCATTTCAAGCAGCCACCCTCAATAGCAATTCGACAAATAAAGCACATTTACGGTCAACTGAAATACCAAGACAATCGCCTTATTACACCGGGGCACAAATACTTGTAAACTCAGACAGAATTATTCTAAACAGTAAAAAGAATGAAATGTCGTTGTTTTCTAATTCGGAAATAAATCTTAGTGCATTAGGGTCTATTACAGTAGATTCCGAATCTTCGGTATTTTTGACGGCCAATTCTGATATAAGTTTGATTGCATCGGACGATTTATTCCTACAAGGTAACAATGTAGTACTTTCTTCCACAAAAAATTTGTCATTTAAAACCAACGGTAATTACTCAATTCTAGGTAAAAAGATATTTATAGGAACGTCCAATGATGTAACAGAACCTATGGTTTTGGGAGCATCACTGGCTAATTTCTTGGGAAGATTAATTGATGTATTTACTACGCAGTTACCCTTAACTACCGTAGTAACACCCGCCGGACCGGGTACAGTAGTATTTCTTCCATTGATTGCTGGATTGAAAACACTACAACTCAGTCAGTTAGGATTAGTACCACAATCGGCTACATTTAACAGTACAGATAACTTTGTTACAAAGAATAACACATGAGTATACGAATTCCACTAGACCGAATAGTTCCAGATGTTACATTTTCTGGGTCCATAGAAGAAATAAAACAAAAAGCAAATGATATAGTTGATACATACGAATCTCAGATTCCTCAAGTACCACAAATACCTCAAATTCCTACGTTAATTCAACAAGTTGTTCCAACTATACCATCGTACGCAGAAGTAAAGGAATATATCAATTTCAGAATTAATGAGTTAAAACAACAAAAGCAAGAAGCATTCATAAATGCACAAAGAGATTTGGTCACAAAATCAGAAAGTGCGTTTACTGCAAGAAAACAACAAATTACTAATAATAGTAGAAGAAATATAAATCGTATCAATGTGTTAGGACGATTTAACAACCGATAGAGGATTTTATGGATAAAGCATTGTTTAGAGCCTATGTCAAAGAACTCGTCAAGGAAGCTGTGGAAGAAGAAGTTAAAAAAGTGCTTCCTAAGTTACTTGGTGAAGCAGTAGCGGAAGTAAAGTCAATTCAAGAATCCGCACCAACTACTTCAAAACCAAAATCAACACTTTCACGCGCACAATTAGCAGAGATGATGGGGCTTACTCGCGTTGGTGATACTATTATCGCTACATCAGATAAGGTAATGCCAACACCACCACGGGGTGTTCAAGAAGATAATCCAGCATTTCAAGCAATTAATAAAGATTATTCTGCGATGATGAAAGCATTGAAGTTGGTCTAATCTATGGCACAAAAATTCATCGGAGTCACTATTCCATTGCGTCGAGGACAAACAGGAATGTTTGACCAATCGACTACATTGGTTGAGCAAACTCGGTCAAATTTCAAAAATTTGATTTTGACCAAAAAAGGGGAACGTGTCGCTCAACCAGAGTTGGGATGCGACCTCTGGAGAGTTTTATTTGACCCAAGTACGGAAGATTTATTAACACAAGCACGTTTAGCGGTTGCGGAAGCGGTAGATAGATGGTTACCGTACCTAGAACTTACAGATTTTGAAATAACACAAAATAGTGATGAAAATAGAATTAATATCACATGTACCTATAGATTCAGAAATAACCCAAATGTCACAGATACCGTGACCATTTCTACACTGGGAGTATGAGATGTCCAGTAACCAAAGAATTAATTTACAACCACGACCAAACGTTAAACAAATTAACTATCTATCTAAGACATTCGGTGATTTTAGACAGAATTTAATTGAGTTTGCGAAGTCATATTATCCAAACACGTACTCCGATTTTAATGAAACATCACCTGGAATGATGTTTATTGAAATGGCATCGTATCTTGGTGATGTCTTATCATTCTATATTGATAATCAATTTAAAGAAAACCTTTTAGCGTACGCTGAGCAAGAGGAAAACGTAGTTACCATTGCTCAATTTTTGGGATATAAGCCAAAATTGATTTCACCAGCGACCGCAAATGCAAAATTGTATCAACTTGCACCAGCAATTTTAAGTAATGGTGTGTATGTTCCTGACCCAAAATATTTGGTTAAAGTTGGCGCAGGAAGTCAATTTACCACATCAGGACAAAATGTCATTCAATTTAGACTACTTGAAGATGTAGATTTCTCAGACATCACTGCAGAAAACTATATTATTAATTCATTTTCTGGTGGTAATCCAGATACCTTTATTGTTACTAAAGAAGCACGTCTTATCGCCGCTGTGGAAAAGACAACGACCTTTACTTTTGGAAGCGCTGAACAATTTACCTCGGTCATTCTTCCGGACGAACAAATTATCGGAATTTCAAATGCAGTAGATTCCGATGGAAATACGTGGTATGAAGTTGATTATCTTGCACAAGATGTCATTTTAGATGACCTTGATGTAACTACAAACGGAGAAATTGGTAATCTTCCATCTTCAAAGTTACGATTACGTAAGGTACCAAGACGGTTTGTTACAAGAATCAATAGAGAACTTCGCACGGAATTACTATTTGGTTCAGGCGTTGATAATACCGCAGAAACTGATTTAGTGTTAGATTCCCGTCAAATCGCAAACTCACAATACGGAAATACAATTCAAAATATCTTAGGAAACACCGCACTTAATAATGTAAACTTCCTAAATAGTAATGCATACGGACTAGCACCAGCAAATATTACATTAACCGTGACATATTTGGTTGGTGGTGGCGTAGAAACGAACACACCATCAAATACTATTAGTAGTGTAGGTAATTTAATTACATTAAATGACACTACTGGATACAATTCGTCAGAATTACTAGCGTTTAATGCAGCAGTACAAAGTATGACGATTAACAATGACCTTCCAGCAACGGGTGGTGGGGCAGGAGAATCCGTAGACGAAATTCGCCAAAATGCACTTGGATTCTTTAATGCACAAAACCGTGTGGTTACCGCTGATGACTACACTATCAGAGCATATTCACTTCCATCAAAGTTTGGTCGTGTTTCGAAAGCATATGCGGTACGAGATGAACAAATTAATCAAATCTTAGCGACAAACGATATCACTTACGTTAATAACCCAGTTCGTCCAAATGCAATTAACTTGTATACGTTGGGATATGATAAGGATGGTAAATTAGCTACTCTTAATACTATTACAAAAGAAAATTTAGCAAGATATCTAGAACAATACAGATTATTAACAGATGATGTAAACATTCTCGATGCGTTTATTATTAATATCGGAGTACAATTCGACATCTCAGTATTCCGTAACTATAATTTAAACGATGTATTGGCTCGTTCTATCGGCACAGTACAAGATTTCTTCAATATTGAAAAGTGGAACATCGGTCAACCTATCATTTTAGCAGATTTAACCTATGCTATTGGTATGGTAGACGGTGTTCAAAACGTCCGTGACGTTCGTATTTTCAACAAGTATCAATTTAAGGACGGTCCAAACTATCAAAACTATCGTTATTCAATTAATGATGCAACAATCGATGGGGTTATTTATCCAAGTCTCGACCCAAGTATCTTTGAGTTGAAATATCCACAAACTGATATTATAGGAACTGCCTCACAATGAAAAAATTCTTAACCGCCAGTAAAGACACGACCCTTTACCAAGCGTATGTAAACAACAACGCTGGATTGGATGAAATACTTGAAATTGGTAAAGTAATAGACCTATCAGAGCCAACCAGTTCAACTGCATATGCAACGGGTTCGGCTCGTAGTTTGTTATATTTTGAATTACCAACTACCGCAAGTGTTCCGGCTACCGCTAGTTACTTCTTAAACTTAAAACTAGCAAATGCATCTGAAGTTAAGAGAAATCAACAAATTCTTATCTATCAAGTTTCTCGTTCGTGGGATGAAGGTAGTGGATATTTTTATCAAGACATCAAAAATGTTGAAGATGGTGCTTCATGGACCCGATGCACATCGGCGGTATCGTGGAGTAGTGCCGGTGGTGATTTCTTAACGGGGTCTACCAGTCAAAGTATCACGTTATCTTCATATCCATTACAAGATATTCGAGTTGACGTAACAAACATTCTACAACCATTCGTCAGCCAATCTTTACAAAATACCTTTTACGGATTGGTATTAAGATTTCCTATCGCAGACGAACAAGATTTTACAAATAAGGGAAATATTAAAGTTTTCTCAACACAAACACACACCATTCATCAACCAACACTTGAAATTACATGGAACGACCAACAGTTCTCAACTGGTAGTCTCCAAGCAATTCCATCAACATTAAATGTTAAAATTGTTCCATCTAACTTAAAGCAAACATATACCAAGGGTGACATTACACGAATTAGTTTAGTAGTACGTGATGAATACCCATTAAAATCGTTCGATTCTACGCTAAGATATAAGAACAAGTATTATTTACCAACCTCTTCTTACTATTCTATTGTAGATGTAGAAAGTAATACCACAGTAATGCAATTTGATGACTCTACAAGAATTAATACAGATAGCAACGGGTCATATGTGGTGTTGGATACAACTCCGTTGTACATAGGTAGATTCTACACATTAAAGTTGAAGGTGGTAAGTGGTAGTTATTCTCGCGTATTCAATACAGACACAGTTTTTCAAATTGATTTATGATTCCTATTCTAGTCAGCGGGTCTAATCCAGATAGTGGTAGTATTTCTCAAAAGGAAACGATTGATATTTCGTTCTCTTCGACAGATGTTACCGCATCTTCTGCAAATAGTGCATTGTTAAATGGAATGAATTATACATCTTCTATTAAAACAAATTACACCGCAACTGGACAAATTGTGGTAATACCACGTGACCCAGATAATATAGAAGATGGATATGTATATTATACACCGATTTATACTGAAAAAATTAATTATGAAGTTTGGAAGCAACGAGTGAACAAAACTTTTCAAGAGCTTAACTGATGGCAAATCAAGAAAACTATAAAAGTGACTTACAAACGCTTAATGAACAGTATGTAAGATATACTGTTTCACGTATTGTTGCTACGAACAGAGATAACTTACTTGAAATGGAAGTACCTGCTGATTTCCCACAAAAAATCACCAAAGCAAATGTGGAAATTAACCTGTACAGCTTATCAGACAACTCGTTAATTTATTCAGATTTTATTTCAAATAGTATCACTGGTGCTATCAGTCTCCAACCATTACAGTACAGTGGTGACGGGACAATCAGACATTTATTATTTATAGATTTTTCAAAGGCAACAGATTTACTTATTCCGATTGGACAATATTCGGTTTCTTTAAATTTCTTTGAAGATGAAGTTGGTTCATATAGTAATCCATCATTAAGTATTTCTACTATTTCTCCATCACGACTCGAAGTAGAACTATTGGGTACAAACATAGATGAATTAGATGAATTTGTATTACCATCACTAAATTCTAAATGGGTTAAAGACGCACTAAAACAAGCGTTTAACCAAACCGGAAGTAATGTACTTATACCAGCAGACAATACTGTATTAACTACGGGTTCTATTGGTCAACAAATGCCACAAGATATAGCAACTGGTATTGAATTATATAACTTTACCGGAGTATATGATATAGCACAGTCTATATTAGATGGAGCTTATACCACTGCTGTAGCTGAAGTAGACAGATTACTTACAGATAAAACTAGATTTACCAATGCAACATTAGCAACAATTATTAGTAGTTCATTGGTAGCAGAATATAATAACTATTTGGGTGCCAACACAACGACTGTTGGTCAATTACCATATGACTTAGTGGTAGGAGATTAAATATGGCAATAACACCAACACAAGTTACCAACGCATTTTCTATAACGTCCGGGTCAACAAACCTTCTAAGTAATAATTTGAATGTTACTTATATTAAAAACAGTAACACAATTCCCGCAGATATACCAGTGGTAGTATCTAATGCGGCATCAAATTTTTATATTAAGGCATATCCAGTACCATCGACCCAAGTATTACAAGTATATCGTTCTGGTAGTTCCGTAATAGTTGATGAAGCAAACCCTATTATTATTCCACCCAATTCATTGCGAGATTTAGTAGTTAGATTAAGTACCACGTTGGAAAGTTTAAATCCACAAATTATACCGGAATCAATAAAATTTAATTTAGTTGCTATGATTATTGATAAGACTTCAACTACAACTGGGCAAGGAGTGGGTGGTGGCGGTGGCGACAGAACACAACCTTTTGAAGAACAAGAGTGAGAGATAATAAATGAGTCAACAGATACTTGTCACTTGGCAAAATCCTAAATTTTTAGAAAAAACATACAACAAGGGTGAAAAGGGTCTTGGTGATGGTTACACCATAGACCCAAAATATCCATATCAAGTTGTATTTACTGTAGACGAATTGAATCGTTTACAAGAACAATTTGTTGATTTGATTAAAATCTACAGTGGATTCAATGGTAACGATATTTCCAATTATTTCAGAGAATCCGGAGAAAGTCTAAGTGGCGCAATGGTGCGTCAACTCAAGCGTGAACTAAATAGAATATTATTTAACGATAAACTTACAAACGTTTATTCGTATTTTCCATTCAGCGACAAATTAGCAGCGTCCCAATCAAAAACAAATGTAATGAAGTATATGTTGAGTATCCTAGAATCATATCGGGATATTACTCAACGAGTGTTAAATAGAGAATCCGGATTAGCGGAATACCCAGCCTCGGTTACACCAGATACGTTACCACAATTAATAGAAGTTCCTGAATCAAGAACGGAAGTAACCGTGGGCGTAACATTAACAATTACCAGATTACAAATTCCATTATTGGAATCTCTAATTGGTGCCGTTAACTCATCTATTACAACTAAGGCGTCAACATTTTTTGACGATACCCGTGAACTTAAGACATTATTAAATCTTGGAAATGACCGTCAAGTACTTGTTGAAGCATGGAGAAAGTCTCCATCCAATCCAAGTGCAATCCAACTTAAATTATTGTCTGCGTTAGATGCTGGTGTTGCGGTTTATGATGCAGCGTTTATTAGTCGTGAACTTGCAAAAACAGTTATTGATACGGTTGAATTTGATTTAGGACCAGAAGCGGACACGACACCATATCTTCGTCCGATGAACACGGATGTTATAAAGTATATTCCTAATAAGCGTTCATTAAGTGAAATGACAATGGAAACGTTAGGTATAGCTACGGGGTCAGCGGGAGCTATTATTAATGGTTCACAGTTGTCGTATAGCGATACAGTATTCCGCAGATGGTTCACAAGTGATTTTAATTCATCAGAACTTAATATAGATTTCACTGACTATAACAACTTTGTATACTACGGGTCAGCTTACAATAGACTTCTTTCGTTCAAACAAAAATTATTAAAGATTGAAGAACTAACATCAGCGAGTATTTCTGCAAGTGTATCCAGTAGTGTTATTGGTCAATCATTAAAAGCTATTGAAAAAGAAAATATCATCAGAAATTTTGATGGATATGAACAATTCCTCTATTTCGCAACAGAATCATTTATATATACAGCAAGTGCATACTATACGATTCCTGGTGTAGAATATCACGCTACCGCTTCTTGGCCAAAGATGCCTGATGGATCACCGTGGAGTGCTAATAGTGTTACTGCCTCCAACTGGTTAACTGTTCAAGGTGCAATCGCTCAACGTTATGACGATAATAATCCAAATTATCTAATAAAGCATTTACCATCCCACATCCAAGAAAATTCTGAGTCTGTTGAATTCTTAACATTAGTGGCGATGGTCGGTCACGTAATGGATAATTTAAAGCAATATATCGACCAATTCGGAAATATTTACTCCACAACCCCAGATCCGTTTGAAGAATTAACAATGGACCAAGTGTATGAAGTTGCACAATCATTTGGTTTAAAACTTCCAAACGCATACTCAATTGAAAATCTAGAATCGTTCGTTTCATCGATTGCGGGAGAAACTGGGTCACGGTCACTTGTAGCAGAAACTTGGAAGAGATTCTTACACAGTGCTGTTTATTTAGCAAAAACCAAGGGGTCACGTACTTCGTTTGATGCTTTATTAAACACATACGGATTGAATTCACCAATTTTACAAATTAAAGAAACTACGTACCCAAGTTCTAACAACTATATTCAATCTGACGAACTTACATATGGTCTTCAATATACTGGGTCAACAGAAAGTTATATTCAAGTACCATTCGTATCTGCATCTATCGCTACCCAAACGTTACAATTACGGTTTAATCCAACCGCACGTGTAAGTAGTTCTATTATTACAGGTGATGATGTTTGGGCAGTTGATTTAATTCCGCATCCATCTTCTTCTAAATTAGATTATGGTAGATTACAAGTAGTGAGTGGGTCGGGTCGTACTGTTATCGCAACCAGTAGTTATTTCCCACTCTTTAGTGATGACTACACCAATATTATGCTACGAAGCCAGTCTGCTGATATCTCAATTATTCAAGCAGACGGTGACCAAATCTTATTCCAAGAATCCGCATCACTTAATCTTGGTACATTATGGAATGCTACAACATTTGTTTATGTTGGTGGTAGTGGGTCAATTAAACTAGGAAACAAATTTGATGGTATTATAGATGAAGTACGTTTGTGGGGAGAAAACATCTCTGATGCTGATTTTGAATCACAAGCATACGATCCTGGGTCATATTATGGAACAAATTATACCTCATCACGGGTTAATCTTTATGTCCATCTCCCATTTAGTATTCCATCGGCGTCCGTAACACAATCTATTGTAAACGAAAGTCCATATGAAAATATTGGATTGATACCATCTGTTCCAGCGGTAGGCTTTACAACCGCGTCATATGAACGTATATTGCGTAGTATTAAGCAATTTACTCCAATCGTTGGTTCCACTATTTACACCAATAAAAAGGTGAACGTAGTTCCACCGCCAGTATTCAGCTCGAATTATATTGACGGGGATGGTACATATGTATTGAGTTTAAATAATAGTATCAAGGTAATTGAAGAAAAGCAATACACCAGTGGTCAAAACGTAGTTTCGTTCGCTATATCACCAACGGATTTCATTAATCAAACCATTTTGAGAACTATGGGTGTGGTAGATGTCAATAATATCATTGGTAGCCCACGATATATTACAGGTTCAAGTTACCCAAACCTAACTGAATTAAAGAACTACTTCCTAACATACTATAACGAAAAGATTAATCCGAACGAATACATCAGATTCTTCCGTGACCTTGTAGATGCTCCAAGTGATTATGCAGAAGATATGGTTCCGGCTAGAGCAAAGTTATTAAATGGAATTGTCATTGAATCGTCCATACTTGACCGCAATCGTTCAATTGTACAACCAAGTGTTGCGGTAGATGGTACAGCAACCAAGACATTTAATAATTACATTTCTGGCTCTGGGTCTACCGATGTTGGGGCATATACTTTTGAATATTCGTATCCAATCAATATAGTACCAGATTTGTTATCGGACACACTTCCAATATCAGGCGATTTAGACGTATCTGATTTAGTTGGACCAGTAAGTAGTACTCCACCTGCAGCAATGCCAGAATTTAGACGTATCAGACAATATGTTAATAATATTTTAGTTACTTCATCTATTTTGGATGAAAATAGTTCGTTTGATACACTTGAAGCAAATTCAATTGATGCTAAGCCACTAGGAGATATTACTTCGTCGGGATATCCAAGAAATCCATATCTCGGTATTCCAAGTAGATTGTCAAGCGAAGATAACACGCTAACACCATACTATGATATCAGACCACGTGCTGATTTAACAGAAATTGGAACCACTTCATATTTTCACAAGAATAATGGTCAATACTATTACGAATATGACACTCTATATAAACAATTATATGTGGTCAAGTTAGACACCGATTTATCCTCTCCGACTAATCAAGTATATGCTCCAGTAACGCTATTACAGACAGGTTCAATTGTTGCGGAACCTGGTAGATATGATTCCTCTATTCCTGTAGCAACGTATGCATCTGGTTCGTATAATACTGGTGTCATTAAGATGGCTAATCTGTTCTCATTGTATAATGTACAGGCCGCGTCGGGATTACGTTTAAGACTTTATAGAGATACAAATTCACGGGATTCTGATAGAAATCGTACATTTTCAACGGTTCCTACCGGCGATCATGGAGTTTTGTTTGATGGATTATTACAACAAAATTCCGATGTATTCCCATATGTAATGATGCAAACGTCAGATTCTAATATTTATTATAGTATCGATAATCTAACAGCTGGCAGCATTACTACAGAAATAATCTTCTATTATTTCGCTTACGAACCAACAACACTTGTTCCTGTCGGGTATCTTCCACGACACTATAAGTTTAGTCGGGATAATACTACGGCATTAAAGAGAAGAAATTATCTTGGATGCCGTGACGTTGGAACTACATTTGATGGTTCCTCACCAATTATTGTCGGTCCATCGGTGGGTAATACTATTGTGGTCAATAGTACAAATATCCCATCGCAGGATATAAATCTACCATCCGTTCCTCAAATTAGATTGGGGGGTGGGGGTCGATTAAGCGTCCAATAATTAACTTAAATTAAATTACTTTATACTTATAATTGTTGTACTTCACTCAGGAGATTTGAGACTATGGGATATCTAGATAAATCCACGATTACCGTGGACGCTATTTTAACTAATCGTGGACGGGAACTTTTGTCGCAAGGTACCGGCACGGGTAATTTCCAAATTACCAAGTTCGCTGTTGCAGACGACGAAGTAGATTACGGCCTATATAATACCGCCCATCCTCTTGGGTCTAACTATTACGGGGCTGTCATCGAAAATATGCCTGTGTTAGAAGCAACTCCTGACGAAACCCAAATTATGCGTTATAAGTTAGTTACCATTACTGGTAATGACTTAACTCGTTTTGGAAGTGTGGTCATCCCACAAATCGTTATCCAAGGAACAACGCTTCCAGCAAACAAGACCATTTTTCTTTACTTTGACCCAACCCAAGGTACTAGTACCATTACTATCCGACCAATCACCACTTACACAGACGATTCATCTGAAACAGAAAGTGTATATACATTAATGTTGGCAGATAGTACATTAGCTTCCGTAGAAGTTGTCAATCCGGCAACTGGATTGGTGTCAGCAAATAACCGTGGTTCAATCGTAGCAAATGGATTAGAATTCAATGTTAAGGCACTCAATAAGACAGGTACTACCTCAGTCAGTATTTATGGTGGTAGTTCTGGTGCCGTATATAACTTCACGCTCACGACCACCGCTTCGGCGTAATCTAGGAACTTTATATGGCATATAATATTTTTACACAACTCGTCGCAGCAGACGACATTACCACAATTCGTGGAAATGAAGTAACAACAGGATTATGGTCTGGAGATACGGGAAGTCTTTCAGCTGTTTACACTTCAAGTGTTCAAGTAGCTAACTCCGGTGAATTCTATTATGACTTGTACAATGGTGCAAGTCCAACAACATCTGATATTCAGTTCTCAGTAGCTTACGGTCACGTAAGTGGTGCTGGGTCACCATCACTTGCTACAAATGCAAACTCAACGTTACCAACGCAAGTTATCTATTCTCAATATCGTAATATCCTTCTTGCGGAAGATATCGAAAAGTTCTCATTTAACGGTGTAGATTCTGATGATATCTATGTAATCAATATCCAACGTTCTCGCTTAAAGCAAGCAATCGATCCTGGTAACTGGCAATTAGGATTGTCTGGTTCAAAGGGATTGTTTACACTTATTGACAATAGTGGATTAGGTACTGCGGTAGCAGGTAATTTAATAGCAAATAACGTATACGAAGTTCGTTCTGGTAGTCTAACGTCTGGATTAAATACCGCAAATACACAATCATTTGGATTAGTATTCCCAGACTTCGGTGTGATTATTCTCTCACCATCGGCAATCAGTTCATCGATTGGATTGATTTCAACTGGGTCAGCAACGGTTCCCGCTCGTACAGTAACCGCTGCTCCATTTGCTCCGTTCACTGGTAGTGGTATTACCACGTATCAATATCATCACGAAGGATTGGTTCGTTCAATCTCAGGATCTATGGCAGCAAATTCACCGTTCATCGCACGGTCTGCAGAAAGTATCACTTCAACTAATTACTTCATTCGATTAAAGAACAGTAACTACAACTATTCAAATAATCCAACATACTACACTGGTTCAAATCCACAAAACGTACTAGAACCATTCCGTGTCAAGCCAATCACTTATGTCACCACGATTGGTTTATATAATGACCAAAATGAATTGTTAGCAGTTGCAAAACTCAGTAGACCAGTACAAAAGAGTACCGATAAGGAAGCATTGATTCGCGTTCGCTTAGATTACTAAACCGCTTAACGGGTGGATACTTATGACCAAACCTGTTACTGCGTTTAAATCACTAGCACCAAATGAATATACGATAACTCCGTTTCGTGCATACTCGCCACATCTGTATACATACGTTTCGGGGTCTGTAAATAATTCTGTAGATGTTAATTTCTTGTTTGGTCGTAAGTATACTACCGCAAGTGGATTACGAGTAGAAAATGCTGAACAAGAATTATTTGATTCAGTAATACAAACATTCTATTCAGTACTTCCGTCGATTCAGTATGGTATTACACCATTATCATATATACCTACGGGGTCAGTCTACGTAATCAGCGTTACACAGGATATATTTGGTGAACAAGTTCAACCTAATACGGTGAAGATTACCATCGGAACATCATCGTCGTATGATGATGGTAGAGGTAATATGTTTGTATCATCATCGGTTGGAAGTGGTTCGATTGTTGGTTCAATTTTTTATGACAAGGGCATAATTTTATTAAAACCAACTTCAAGTATTGCTGGTGGTGGAATATCAAATGATGGTGTCTATGTTGGAAGTGGGAGCGCTGTTCAAGTACAATTCAGTTCATCTGTAATGTTACGAGAACACGCAGTTCGAGTTAGAATTAATCCATCGGAATACAATTATTCATTGTATAATCCTACGACCAACAAGACTATGTATACGGGGTCCGCATCACTTCCACGTGATTTGATGGCATCACAAAGTCTACTTCCGTATATCACAACCATCGGGTTATATAATGACGCAAACGAATTGGTTGCGGTAGGAAAACTATCAAATCCAATTCAACGGACCTCTGATAGTACTCAAACGTTCGTGGTAAAATTTGACACCTAATAGTGGTGGAGAAAAATTATGAGTTTAGTAGATTTATATAATCAAGCAGCAAATGGAACCTATGTCGGTGAAGTTAAAGCAAAGCAAGCTACCGATGTTGGTGCTAAGGATGGGGTAAACTTTATGGACGGGACTCGCCGTCGTAATCCAGAACCCGACCAATTCCAAACAGAATTTAAGAGAAACGCAGAAGGTACATATGCAGTTGGTGGAGCACAAGGAACTGTGTCCCCAACCAATAACAAATCTTATGAACTTTCTCGTTGGACACCACGTTCATTAAAGATAGCATTTGAAAACGATGGACCAGCTTCTCTTAGTAATGGATTTTACAATAATCGTTTTAGAACAGCAACTACAATTAAAGGAACTCAAATTGTACATAACTACACCCCAATTAACAATAAGGGGTATGTGAATTTGAATGCATACGCTGCATATCGCTTCAACTCATCAGCAACAAGTTATTGATATAAACCAAAGAGGTTATTATGAAGCCACGTTCGGCTAAAAATAAAGGTAAACGGTTACAAAATGCAGTACGAGATATGATTTTGGAAAACTTCACACAATTGGAACCCGATGATGTGGTTTCAACTTTGATGGGTGATAGTGGAACAGATATTAAATTGTCACCTGCGGCGCGAAAGCTATTTCCTTACTCTCCAGAATGTAAGAACCAAGAAAAGATGAATATCTGGGCTTCTCTGGAACAAGCAGAAGCGAATACGAAAGAAGGAACAACTCCCGTTCTTTTCTTTAAGAGAAACAATACACCAGTGTACGCGGTTATCCCCGCAGAACACTTCTTTAAATTAGTTAATAAAAAAGAAGTTGAATAAGAAAACTTGACAATTTACGAAAGAGGGGTTAGATTTCGATTATGAATCTAATCTCTCTTTTGTCGCAAATATTAGGTGATTATAAGCAATTTGGGAACGGTGAGCATTACTTCACGTGCCCATTCTGTCACAACCATAAGAGAAAATTCGCTATTAATGTATTAAAAAACGTTTTCCATTGTTGGCACTGTGGTGCACGTGGACGTTCTTTAATAACACTATTTAAGAGATTGGATGTATCTCCTTCACAAATGAAGGAATTGCGGTCACTACTTTCTGATGACCAAGTGCGGAACTATGTAGAATCTTCGGACGAAGTTACCACTCTACATCTTCCGCCGGGATACAAGCCACTGTGGATACCGAATAAGAGTTTACAGTACAAACACGCATTACGATACCTGACAAATAGAGGTATCACGGGGTATGACATTATCCGCTATCAAATGGGATACACAATTGACGGACCTTATGCGAATCGCATTATCATTCCGTCCTATGATAGCACAAATAAAATAAATTATTTTATCGCTCGTAGTTTTTATGATGATGGGATGAAATATAAGAATCCGCCCGTATCAAAAAACGTGGTGATGTTCGAGAATCAAATCAATTGGAAGATGCCTTTGGTGTTGTGTGAAGGTGTGTTTGATGCTATCGCCATTCGTCGGAATGCTGTCCCGCTGTTGGGGAAGTTTGTCCCGAAGAAGTTGTTGAAAGCGATGGTCAAGAATAAAGTGAAAGATGTATATGTGGTACTGGATGATGACGCATTGACTGATGCAAGAGAAATCGAACGGACATTGAATACCTATGAAATGAATGTCAAGCTAGTAAACCTTGACAAGAAAGACCCCTCGGAGTTAGGTTTCAAGGATACGTGGGAATGTATCGAACGTGGGACCGCAACAACATTTAAAGACTATATTGGTGGTAGGTTACAGAATATATGAGAATTGACGTATCATTTAATAAGTTACGAAAAATTGTACATACCGCAGATATTCATATTCGACTATTTAAGCGGCACGAAGAATATCGGGAAGCATTTAATACCTTTTATGAACAACTTCGTCAGACAGACTTAACTGACGGAGTAATCGTTGTTGCGGGTGACATTCTTCATGCCAAGACCGATATGAGTCCAGAGATGGTGGAACTTGCCTCAGAGTTCCTCCGTAATCTTGCCGATATCGCTCCTACATTAGTCATCGCAGGGAATCACGACCTCAATCTCTCCAATATGAATCGGTTGGATAGTTTGACGCCGATTATTAAGAATCTCAACCATCCCAACTTACATTATCTTAAGCACTCCGATGTCTACCAAGTTGCTGACGTAGATTTCGCAGTATTCTCTATATTGGATGACCGTGAAGAATGGCCGTCTACGGACGATTGCCGTAAAAATGCAAAGAAGATTGCACTCTATCACGGACCTGTTCACGGTGCCCAAACCGATATCAAGTACGTCATCACCAATCGTCACGTAGATGTGACAACGTTTGAGGGATACGACATCGTACTCCTCGGTGACATTCACAAGTACCAGATTCTTCAAGAAAGCAATCCCGTCATCGTATACTCCTCGTCACTCATTCAGCAGAATCACGGGGAAACTGTACGTAATCACGGATGGTGTTTGTGGAATGTGGAGGATTGTACACATACTTTTAACGAACTTCCAAACGCCTACGGATACTACACATTAGAACTCCAAGACGGTAAGATTAATTTCCCAACCGATATGCCAAAGAATGTCCGCCTTCGTTTATTTACGGGGACGGCAGATACGTCATTGGTCAAGAAGACTACAGCGGCATTACGGAAACGGTATAACATTATTGAAATCAGTATCAACAAGAACCGATTCAATCAAGCAAGTAACGTCAATCGTAAGGGGAACCACGTTACTACAGATGTCACGAACGTCAATACCCAGAATACGTTGATTCAAGATTGGATTGAACGGAATCACGAAACGGTTGGTGAAGAACTGATGAAGAAGATTATCAGCGTCAACAATGCGTTGAACGCAAGGGTCAGCCACGAGGACCAGTCTCGTAATATCCACTGGCGTCCGTTGAAGTTTACGTTCTCCAATATGTTCTCGTATGGTGAGAACAACGAGATTGACTTCGAGAATCTTCAAGGTATTCATGGTATTTTCGCAGCGAATGCATCGGGAAAGAGTTCGTCGATGGACGCACTCATCTTCTGTCTTTATGACAAGACCCCACGTGCGTTCCGCGGTGACCATATTATGAACAACAGAAAGGACCAGTTTGAATGTGAACTGAAGTTTGAAATCAATCAGGAAACCTACTACATTCGTCGCATAGGGAATCGGAAGAAGGGTGGTGATGTCAAGGTAGACGTATCATTCTGGAAAGAAAACCCAGATGGTACTCATACCTCATTGAACGGTGAGGACCGCCGTGATACGAACGCAAACATTCGTAACTATGTCGGTAGTTATGAGGACTTCGTATTGACCACGTTGAGTAGTCAGACGGGTAACGCTCTCTTCATTGACAAGTCACACTCTGAACGTAAAGATTTACTCATTCAGTTTATGGGACTGAATGTGTTTGATAAGTTGTTTGATGAAGCAAACGAAGAAAGTAAGG